AATACGATCCATTTGTGGCCAGCCTGTAGATACTTGTCCACCGCTGTTAAAGTATTTGTTGATACGACCTTTAGGATCAGCAAAGTAATCTGTACCCATATTTTTTTGTAAACTAATCTCATAAGCATCTTTGATTAATTTCAATATAGTAGGCCATTCATTCTTTTCTAATAAATCAGCACTTTTAAGAATTGCTCTTTCTAATTCTTGTCGCTTAGTAAACGTTTCAAACTCATCAAAGAACCATTCATAATGCCCATCAGTCAAATCAGGGATATGTTCAATATCTATTCCAGTTACTGCTTTAATCTGAACTGGATCCGGTAACACACTATATTTGTCAGTATGTGTTTTAAACATCTCTGCTACCGGACGTAGAGAACGGTCAAAGTTCTCACTATTCATAATGTTCATAACACGGGTATACAACTCCGCATTAGTAATCATCATTCTCAGAAAATATTTCTGAACGTCTGCTTTATATTCTATCTGTTTAGTTTCTTGTTTTGCCAATTTTTTTCCTCTGCATTTCTATTTTGATTTTACTATTGGTAGCACACTGTAGTATACTTAATAGGGTAGGTAATTTACCATACTTAATTACAGCGTCATTTACATCTTTCACATCATCGTCCCAATCAGGTAAGCTAACACGATAGCCTAATTCTAATGCTTTATCGCACAATGCTAATCCTGTCTTATCTCTATCTGGAACTAAAATAATTTGTTTGTTTAATGTACTTAATAATAGTGCTTGATCACTATTAATATCATTATGCATTATTGCTACCCCGTCAATGCTTAAGGCATCAAATATACCCTCGGTTACAATACATACACTCCAATCTGCTTTCTGCATATCTATATTAAACACGTAGCCGTGTTGTTGTTCATTAATGTATTTGGGAGTTTTATTGTCCAAGAATCTACTTGTATGACCTACAATTTTATTCTTATATGTGTAGGGGATGATTACCCTATTAGACATCCTGCCTTTTTCATTTGGAGTGATCAAGAAAGGATAGTCACTACTATCTATCTTCCTCAATTGCAGATACTCTGCGTATACTTTGTGTAATGGGTTATTCCTATCTACAATCTCACCCTCAGGGAGTTTGTGTTCATCGAATTTTATTTTGACTTTTTGTTTTGCTGGCTGTGAAAAATCTATTAAGTCTTTGTGTTGTAGACTTTGCAAATTCCAACGTTGTATTTGAATTTCATCTATGCCGCACCATTTCAATAGTGTTTTAGTTTTGGCTAACATAGGTTGCCCTAATGTAAATCCCGTTTTGTATCCACAATTGAAACAAGCATAGGCCCAGTTATGACCATCAAACTTGATGCCTCCGCGCAATCTTTGATCTGGTCGATGATTAAAGTGGTGACAACAAACCGCGTTAAAGGTAGTCCAACCAGTACTAGTTTTTCTTTTTTTGCCGGGTATTATTGACAGGATATCAAACATCTACTGATTGTAACACAATCATAATGTTAAAGCAAATTATCTGGATAATATATTTGTTACTGCGCCCGCATTGCTAGTGAATTGCATACGTACATAAGGATGGAATCCTTCAATTACATATCCAACCGTTTGTGTAACATTGGATACTTCCTCAGTAGTTACAATGTCATACCAATCATTATCTACGATACTGCTACCCTGAATAGTTGTATTTCCATAGAACTCAATGTATTCAGTTTGGATAGTAAGTATTGGATTGTTGTTGGTGCTCAATACGCTTGTGAAGTAAGTTAGGTTGTTTCCGTTGGCATTAGGTGCGTTAGGAAAGGCTTGACCAGTTGGGATTGTGATATTGTATGATGGAACAAAGTTAGGTAATACACTATTAACAATATTCATCTCACCACGAGCACCGGCATTCTGATCCACAAACACAGGGAAGTCAAACTCATTGACTGGGATTTCCAATGTATAATAGCATTTCTGAGCCTGTATATTCTCAAGGTCTGCAGCATTTAAATATAACGCACAAATACCAGTGGCAGCAAACTGCAAGGTCAATGCTTTCTGTATTAAGATTTCATTACCTGTGTAGTTTAATATACGGCAAGTGATACTCTTTCCCGTGATATCGACGGGTTTTTGCTCCTGATTCAGGAATTGAAACTGGATTTGATTATCCACTCCCTTGTGTAGGGTTAGGGGCTTGGCATAAACTGGCATATATCTCCTCGGTGAATAGCCTGACAATAACACAACAATGTTGCGCTGAACGTAATAAAATACTGATGTTGAATACACAAATGTAGGCTCCTATAACGTATTTAGTCTATATATTTTAATTTAATTAACTTTGGTTACCCGATAAATAAACTGTTAACTAAAATAATGATCCAAAACGAATTTTTCAAACGATTGACAGAAAATCATCCGTTCATAACAGTATGTTCATATGCCAACCAGGACTATGTAGGAATTGTACAGAATAGGGATGATATGGTCACCACTATATACGATTATGGCGCTATAACTGATGCTATCATAAAGGAAAAGTTCCTAGAACTAGGAGAAGTTTGGTGGTGGGAATCCAATAGACTTGTACCCATCAATTTGTTTCTAAAAGATGATTGGTTGCCCTTTAGGCCCTATCTCAGAACTTTTAATAACAAAAGTCTAATAGTGGTTCACGGTCCAATATGTAGTATGAATGAATTAAGTAAACGCAGAAGTAAACGCCGTAGCATCACCCTCGTTAAGAGAATGCCCTAACAAATTCATGTGAACAACTACTAACTGTGCATATGCAATCGCATGTGCTTTCTTGAACACATATCCGTCAGTTCCCTTATCCCATACAGTTTTACTAATCTCACCCCAAGATTTCCCGATCAAATGCTTTTTGCCAGGACGAATAACTGCTAAGAACATAGCTAATCTTGGGATGCTATCTATAGGTTCCGGCATCTTCTCTAAGTTATAGTACTGATTGTTCAAGTGAATCAGTTTCTCAACGAAAGACTTATCTTTGAGTTTACTCCAATCAGGCTCAACCATCAACTCAACTAGATGTTGTTCATCTCTAACATTCTCATATACATGAACATTCAACAAATCTAGCTTAAAGTAACCACGCTTCTCTGCTACTGTATAATCAATACTTGCTATATCATGTATCGGGTCATAGGGAATAGGTGTAACATATACCCCAGTAGCATGTTTACGAATAGGATTGACATTACGCATCGCCGCGCTTGTATGCTTAATCAGTTCAAGCAATCTATCTCTTGAACCAAAGTCAATGTCAATGTCACTATCTATTCTCACGGCGCCATTACTCCTGCTTTGATTAACTTATGATACGCTTTTTGTACAACAATAGCTTGTCTTTCGGCATCTTCTACTGCTTTGTGGGTAGTTGAATGCCCACCATCACTTAGTTTGACGCCTGCAACTTCATACAACGTTCTAGTGTCTCGTACGGTATAGAATGGCCACGGTATTCGCACTCCGAGTTGCCTCCATGAGGTCTCGCAAGCAACGATATCAAATGCAGCCCCATTAGACCACACAGCCCTGCGATTCCAACAAAACTTATAAAGGGCTTCCATACATTCACTAAATGAAATACGTCCTTCATCTCCCATTGCTTCTTCAAGTGCTGCGGGGTTTTGTTTTGCCCACCATTCAATTGTACTGTCATCAATTATCCTATTATGTATTTCAGTTTGTTCTTCAATCGTAGGACGCAATTCTAATCGCTCTACTACACCATTGCCTTTAGGATCAAACCGTACTGCTCCTATAGTTAGTATAACACAATATGGACTTGTGTCCAGTGTCTCCAAATCAATCATTATATCGTTCGCCATTACATCTGCCACATTTCATACATTGTTATAAATTTATCATCCCACAACTCTATTGTAACACATCCTCCAACTAAGGAGAAGTCCCAGCCTTGGTGTCTTTCACCAAAATTTCTTCTCATCCATTTTACAATGATAGACGGATCTTCTTTGTGATATCTACAATCTCTGTTGTAGACTGTTCTGTTGCCATTTTTATATTTTTTATCTCTACAAAGTTGGCTAGCTCCTATGTCAATTCTAAAACGTTCTTGTTTTCCAATATTGAATATCATACTCATATTATCCCCATTTCAATAAAAATATTAAATAGAGTTTTTCATCTACTATCTGATAACCATCTGTTATATTGCCATTGGTAATATTCATTCTTACACCGTACTTCTTTTGTAGATAATCTTCAAAATCATATGCGTCAAAATCAGTTTTGTTTTCCATGTACTCTACACGAACTTTTTTTAATGCTTCCCAATACTTCCAACGATTCTTTCGTTGATGTAATGCTGGATCATCGTCATCATAATCCTGAAATGATTTTGATATATTGGTCATACCCACCTCAATGCAAAGTAAGTACTGTATTCTTCTTTGTAGAAATTAAACACTGCTCGGCGATCTCTTGTATCATATGTAGAAGAACGATGATATGCCCAATCAAAATCTACTCCATCAGTCCAGCCGTGTGCTTGCATTTGATGTACTATTTCTATTACTTCATTCGCACTTTTGCCGTAGATGGTTACAGATTTCATTCCCAGCGCAATAAAAATAATGTTAAATCTTCATCACGGGTAAGCATTATCTCACTTTGTTTAATGTTATCTACCCAACGATTACTTCCAGTTTCATCATCATATCCTGGATTGCCGTAATTCTTTTTACACCATTTCTTGATTTCTTTGGTGTCAACATCATCTTGGTTCTTCCAAGAGATAGTATGTATATTAACTTTGCTACCGAAATAGCGTTCTGTTTTGTGTGTAAATTTACTCATGACCATCTCAATATAAAAAATGTAGCATCACTTCCTTCTTTGAAAGCAATTCTGCTGTCCCAACAATGATATTCATGATATTCAATTTTATTTTCTTTTAACCAATCTGTTAGACTATTACGCACACTAGGAATGTACCATGGATGAGGTATGTTAACAACAGTCCAACCCATAGCATTATACAATACTTCTGTATCAATACTGTCAGCCATATCTTTAGCAAGTTTATCAATGTATTCTTGTTCTATATCTATCATGACCAACGCAATATGAAAAAGGTTCTATCTGCTTCATCACGGAACCAATACTTACGATTACTGCCTACCCAAGGTGCGTTTTCTTTATGCCAATTACTATCACCCATTATGTTTATCAACCATTTGTCCATGTCATACCACTCTTTTTCATCGTAGTTGTGTGGACGTACCCAGTAGGGCCAATTAGGTTGATTGTCAGCGTACCCAGTTTCAAGGCGTTTCACGTTGATTTCATCTATCCATTGTGTTGCCATGTTGGTTACCCATCTATTGTTAGCCATAGCCCGTTTCTTTATCATAGCCAAATCAATCCAAACCAAGTTGCATGTTCGGGGGTATCAAAATCTACTGTAATAACACTATGTCGTATACTCATGGCGCCTATTTCTCGTCCCAACTTCATATGCCATCCTTTGCCATGCCAAAATATTATTGGTTTACTATGTAACAGAGGGCCAATGTTTTCTTGTAACCAATGTAACATCGGTGCCCATTGTTTGTCATAAACTTTAACAGTTGCTACCATCTTAAACTACAAAATATATAATCACGTTGATATCTAAACTTAATTTTTACTTGATACTCGTCCCAGGTACATACTGTATGTCTTTCGTGATTTTCAATTTTATTACATAACCATTCTACCACTTCAATTCGATGTTCTCTCCAGCGGTTTTCATCTAGTTTAATAACATATTCATACCAGCCCGGACGTATATCTTGCCAACTTCTCATAACCATCTTAAACTAAAATGTATTGCATCTTTCTCATCTTTGAATATAAAATCCATGTAATCTTCTGTCATGTGTGTATAAAACTTCCCGCCCGGCAAATCAAATTGTTCTATTGCCCAAATACAAGTTTCATCCCAAGCACTTATCGTATCACCCTTCATCCAAGGGATGCGAACCCTAGTACCCTGCTTCTTTGAGGGTGTCACTAATTCGTTTTGTAAGTTCTGCGTCACGTTTAAACTTTATTGCCCACTGTTCTGGATTTATATAATCAATGATCATTTTAACATGGCCTTCATTTAATGTATCTAGAAAACGGACACCGCTGTCGCTTTGATACAACAACCATGGACTAATCTTACCCGTTGTTATCGCATAACAAATCTTATTGGCATTTCCATATCTCAATAAGTCATGCGGCTGTATGTTGGCGTCACTTGCCATCTCTATACATTTTTCAATGCTACGATGTATAGCATCAAATGGATCTTCATGTCGCAAAAATTCAATCAGATATTTAGTGTATGTACTATCACTACACCAATTGTCAATCTTAACTTGATTCTTTAATAGCCAATCAGTAAATCTTGGGATATTAATAGCATTGATATTAACACAATAATTACCAAACTTAACAAACGCAATGTAATATGGATTCTTAATAAAATCTTCTTGTTTAAGATTCTTTCGTTTTGATGTATTCTTTTTATAAAACTCTAACCAACATTGAAACCCAATTCTATTTCCATGATTATCTTTATCTAACCATCTACGTTTCTGTTCACATACATGACTAAGCGTGGTTGATTCACGCAAGAACTCCCTCTTACAAAATTCACAGCCATACTTTGCTGTCTTTTTAATTGCCGAGGTCTCTTTCATATTGCTTAAGTTGTTCTTCAGTAATAGTTTCATTTAATGTCTCAATGTCTGTTAGTTTCATATTAGGAAACAATTCTGCTAATTTAAGTTTGCGTTTTTGGTTAACTACAAACGCTTCACTTACTGCGTCAATATCATCACTATCCGCTCTAGGATATATCTTCTTGTAATACTCTTTGATATCTTTTAGTTTAGCTGCTGCTTGTAATTTGCTTACTTTAGGACTGATGTTGGGTATCCACTGATGAAATTGTTTACCTGAGCCCGGACTACTAGCACACATCATCAACCATTGTAGTTTAGGATGTTTCTGAATGTTCTCATTGAATAGATACTTGTTCGCATACTCTGCCGTACTCATTACATAGTAACGACTTAATCCCTCACTACCTTTAATAGCACTAAGCCATTGTATCATTGTGAACGGGACAAACTTCTTTTGTTGTTCAGGACTTAGTCTATCAAAAAAATCATAATCTTTCTTATCTAATGCGGCAAGGACCTCAAACAAGTCTAAATCTTGTTTGTCAAATTTTTCATCAACTGGAACTATTGCTTTTCTCGTTGCCATTAGAATGCCTGACTATAATCTATTATCTCACAATTACGACTAATCTCTTTTACAAAATATACACACTCGGGTTTAGGTCCATCATTCAATGGTACACATAGAAACTGCCCGTTCTTTAACCTAGGGGCATACCATGTTACATCGTGATAGATATCTACAATCTCAATAGGTAAGAATGTAGGACTAAAACTAGTTAATGGATTAAATTCAAACGCATTAAACCCTCTGTCATTGATACTTGTTAGTGGCAATGTTTCTAAATCACCATGCTCTTTTTCACCAATCAATATCTGCCAATCTACTGGCATCTTAATTGTATGTTTGCCAATCTTCAACACAAGTGCCGGGGCATTAAAACTTTCTAAAAAGATTAATGGGATATAATGATAATCTACATTACTTGGGTTACTGTTATCTAGTATCGCAAAACGTAAATCATCTATCTCCTCTGGCAATGTCTCTAAGTTATAGTATTCGTTATCTAGGGTTAAAATTCTCATAGTATTATTATATCATTTATATGCGAGTTTTTCTACATCAAACGGGTAGTTAGCCTCTTTGTAGAATGCTTTTCTTTGTGTAAGGTGGCGTTTAGCAAACTTACAATTACTTGTGATATCCCAAATCTGAACAAAGTTCTTATCTTCAGCTTTACGAATACCACGACCGATACTTTGAATTACCCGAACAAAACTCTTACCCGGTTCAATAAGAACAAGATTAAAGATTCGGGGAATGTTAATACCAACTGCTGCTACACCATATGTAGCGATAATGATTTTGTTAGTTGCTGTTGCAACCTCATCATATTGTTCTTTACGTTCATCCATACCAGTATTACCTGATACGAATACAACATCATATTCTGTTTTGAAATTACGTAGTAGTTCGGCTAACCTATTATGTAGTTCTTTGCCGGCCGCTACTCTATCAACAAGGATCAGTGTATTACCACTGTTCTTAATTACATCTACTAATTGAGTAATCTTATCTAATCGTTTACCATCTTCAAGTAAATGTTTTAGTTCAGATTGGTAATTACTAAACTCAACCCCATCTTGTAGTTGTACAATGTTTACATGACATTGTGCTAGTACCCCTCTATCCTGTAATTCGCTAGCGGATAGCTTGTTAATAACATTACCGAGACTGATAAAGATAGCTTGACTTGCGAATTTTTCTTTAGGTATAGTTCCAGTTAAGCCCCAACGAATTGGGATGTTACTCATTACACCAGTCAATAGTTCTTTTAGTGCGTCTGCCTTGGCCATGTGAACCTCGTCTACCATGACACAAACTACACCTTCTAAGAAGTCACCAATCTCAACTTCTGCTTCACCTGCTTTTGTTTTCTTAAGCATATTGTTAAGGCTTTGCCATGTACAGATTGTATGTGTCTTGTTGTATTCTTTTCTATCACCGAAGTATACACCAACATCTAATCCTAGATTAATGTAATCTGCTTCTGTTTGTGTTACAAGACTTTTGTTCGGGACGATAACAATACTACGTCCGTATTGTTCAATAGACCAACTTAATGCTGCTGTGATTAATGTCTTACCTGCTCCCGTAGCAATCTCCTGTAGTGATTGTGGATTCTTTAGAAACTCATTAATGATTGATATTTGATAGTCACGCAGTACAACTGGTTGACCCTCAATTGGATGATCTTTAGGCCAATTTTTATGTTTAAACGTAGCCTCGGACACTTCACTAAAATTGAATGTTGTACTGTATGTACGAAGGTCCTCTAGTTCAATGTCATAACCTTTTTCATCTATATAGGGAAGTATTTCGGGTAGTAGATTGACATAGCTACTACCACCGAGACTAAAGAAACTTACCTTACCATTCCACCTACCTAGACGGACCGCGGGAAGATACCTTGCTCCGGGCACTTCGTACTCAAACATCTTTACTAGAGATTTCCGTTCAGTCAATTCTAGACCTTCAATCTTTACATTGACTTCATCCCTGACGATTATTTTACATTGTTTCATAATTAGTACTTAGTATAACAGAAACAAATAGGTAAAGCAAATATAAAGGCAAAAAAAGGGGAACAATTGTTCCCCTATAAAACTTATGTTTTAATTAAGCATTCTTCATGCAAGTAGTACGTGCGAGATTTTTCCAGTTTGCTGGGCTGATCTTAACTAGATCGGCAATCTTCAAGCACATACGCAAACTCATTTCACGCAATTTGCCATGATTTTCCCACATGAAATCTAGAATTTCAGTAGATTGGGTTTCTTCAAAGTTGTAATCAACAAACAACCCACCTTCAGCATCACGATGGACCTGCTTGATACGCAACATTTTGTCACGCTCACTATTGATAGTCAGGTCCAGAAAGTGACAACGACTTTGTAGTGCTTCCAAGTGATCTTGCAATTTCTTGCTTTTCACGTTTTCAAACTTCAAGTTAGTGATAAAGATAGCACTACCATTAAAGTTGAATTGATTCGGGATACCTTCTTCACGTAGCAAACGACTATCACTATTCCAGCAAATCTTGCGAGTCTTACCTGAATCCAATGCTGCTTTCAGAATGTTAAGTGCTAGTTCATCGGCAAACACACTATCGCAGTCATCAAAAATTAGTACATTTTTGTTGTCAGAATATTTGTACAATTGTGTGTACAGACCTAGCGCAGTCATAGCACCTTTAACAACATTGAAACGAACACGTTTGCCGGCAATCTTGTCAAACATGCTTGACTTTTCCATTTGCTTTTCAACACCGTGCGACTTGCCGACTCCGGGAGGACCACTGACAATCATAGCACGAATGTCACCGCTGATACATGCGCTTGCCATTTCATCAAGAATGCCGAAACGTAGTGCAATGCGGTCCATTGCCTCTACTTCAGTTTCCTTGGACACTTCTGCCTTTGTTTTAAACTCTAGTGTATTATCTGCCACTTGCTCTCCATTCAAAAATTCAATATCCTCAATGCTTTCTACATTGACACGGACCTGAGGTCCACCCATTACGAACTGTCCGTCATTTTTAACAGTAACAAATCCACCCTTCTTACCAACTTGGTAACCCTTGACTAGTGTAAACACTTCATTAGCTACAGGGTTATTACGATAAGAACCAGAGAGAATGCGAATAGTTGACATAGATAAATTCCTTTATTTAACTGATAATCCGTTATTATACACTATAACCCATTTACTGTCAATAGTCAGTAAACCCTAGATTGTACATAGCACTACGAAATGGCTCTGGGCTTTTTGGGTTGGCCCACATATAAACATCGTCACGTACCTGATCAGTGCAATTGAATTCAAACAATTTATAAATTTCATCGTTTGTAGATACTTCACATTGCTGAATAAATTCTACGATACTAGTAATCATTTTTGATTCCTTTATTAACTGAACAAGATTGTATTATATACCCAATACCATTTATTGTCAACCTCGGACCTCTGACTGGCCTATCATTTTTTATAGTCAATTTTCAATTTTTTAATTTGATTAGTTGTAAATTTGCTAATAGTATACATTCCAGTACGTTCATATCCCAATAATTGTAGTCCTGTGAATCCGGATACTGTATTAGATATAGGAATTATAGCACCCACTTGATTAGTAGAATCAGCCAATTGTGTAAACATATCAGCACCATCGATGACTGTAAAATTGCCTTTTCCATCGTTAATAAAGAAAGTTGTACCCCATACCTTTTTACCAGTATTGCGTGTTGAAAAATAATGTGCTATCACATCCATGTTGCCGTCACGATTGATATCATGTGGAATAAGATTAAAATAATACTTATATCCTAAGTTATTATTAGTTTGTGTAACCGATACAAATTTACGACCGTCAGTATTTGAAAGTACAGTATATCCTGAATCTTCTGACATTGATAGTCCACCATTTGCCAATATATTATTATAGTCAGGAGTATTTTTATCAGTAACAGTATTTGGCGGGTAGTATATTATATGAGTAGATATAGAAAAAACATCAGGCTTGCCATCATTGTTAATGTCAATTGAAATTGCGGACACTTCAGCAGTATTTGTAAGTTTCACTGGCCAGCCGGGAATTACAGGGTTTGTAATTCCTGAATGAAACCAATCATAACCACCTTGCCCGAACGGACCGGCTGGTAAAGTAGTTAGAGTTGAAACATCTAATCCATTTTGACTGCCATATACAATAACATGATTTTTTCCAGTCCAATCTCCTGTGATTAACAAATCATCATACCCATCACTATTGAAGTCGGCAGTAACCATTGAAGTTTGTTTATCTAAATCATTATTAACCCAAGACGATATCGGGTTTGCTGAGGTAGTAGCTTGACTATTGTTTAGTGATAGCAACATTGTTGTCCCGGGCACACAACCACTTTCCTGCGCAGGTAATAAAATTTTTGTTGTATGGCTACTATCAAATTTACCTATCGCTATAGCATAAGACCTAGATGAATTTTCTGGAATATAATTACTACTATTTGTAAATGATCCATTATTGTTAATAGCCACTCCAATTTTTGATCCTGTCCATGGTGGAGCATCAAGTCCGGCCTCAGAGGCAACAATATCCTTTAACCCGTCACCATTAATATCAGCATACCATATCCACGGAGAATGTAATAATGTAGGAGCACCCCGTGGGAAATATTTGTTAGTTAAATTTATTGTTGAGTTTTGATCTCCTACAACTGCCAACGGAATGGGCACTTGAGGATATGATGATACAGTAAACACAAATTCATTTTTACCATCATTGTCTAAGTCTGCTAGTAATCCTGAACGAAAATAATAACTTGAGCCGGCACTGCCGTATATACTGTAATCAATTGTTGTGGAACTTGATATTACGATATCACTTATATTCAACGGATCTGATTGAGGTACATTGCTAGCAGAGCCTCCGCCGCCGCAGGCAGATAGTAGTATAACTACCGCAACACTAATTAGTGTTGGCTTTATCTTAATCATTTTTTGACCTGGACGCAAACTGCCTGCTTGTTTAGCGCCTTGAATTCCTGTGCGGCTTTAGCACAAGTTTCCTGTTGCTCAAACTGACCCACGTAAGTGACACTAGTAGAACTCAATCCCACACCGATTAGAACGATAGTCCAAAACATAATTAATCCTTAAAATGGAACGTTTTTATAAAATACATGATCACCGGCACTAGCAACCATTTGCCCTTGTTTAGCCCACTTAGGCTTCACGTAGGTAGCATGATAGTGTAGTATTTTATTTGATGCCAATTTCTTAACATATAAGCCGTCAATCATTAACCCTTCAGCAACCTGAGTAAAATGTTCTTCTTGTTTCTTAGACCACACAACCATTTTAGATTCTAATGTCCAACTGAATTGTGCTTTAGAGAACACAACCTTACACATGGTGTTACCCCAAGACCCTTCTTTAAGACGATTCATATGAACTTGACCTACAGCATATTGATCTGCTTCTTTTTGATTACCTGCTTCACGGAATATTGAATATGCTAGGCATCTAACATCCTTAGTGGTAGCATAGTTAATGCCTTGCCCACCATCCTTAACATCATTCTTAGTGATAGCAAATGACTTTTTAGTTTCTACTTTCCTAGGTTCAATTTTCTTAGGATGTACTTTTTCTTGGGCCTTTGCCTGTTTGGGTTCAAACTTCTTTAGAGCATCCTTAAGGCATTCATTGACTGACTTAACGCCGGGCTTCATACAATGGTCAACATTGACCCCTGTTTGTGAGGCTTTTTCAGTCCATACAGCAGAGGCAGAACCTGCGTAGATACCCAACACTGCCATGGCTAATATTGTTTTCATGCTTTTAAAATGTTAACAATACGCTGATGGATCATATCCATCTCATCCTGCTCAACATAAAAGTCCGTAGTCGGGTCATAGTATTGACCTTCCTTAGTATCGTAATACAATACACGACCGGAGAAATTGAAAGGACCTTCCAATCCTTTACGTGGGCCGTACTTGGTACGCATTTCATCCATCTGAAACTTATCTGCGATAACTTTGTAGCCCATATAAAACTCCTGTTGTTGACTGAATAAGACTCTATTATATACCCAAAACCATTTAATGTCAAGCCCGATATGTAGAATAATTGCGGATTTTGCTTTGCTTATTAGTGTGGCTTTCGTTGAATTTAATCTCATATCCACGGTCACGGAGAGCGACCACTAGCACTGACAAATCACAGTCCTCTTCCAAGAAAGCATTGGTACCATTCATGTAACTGTATGTAGAGATTTTATCTGCGATACCAAGACTGACCAACTTAGCTTTAGGGAAACGGGCCCATGCATGACCCGGGTCACCGAAAACTTTGATAGAGATTTTTTTAGCCATTTTCTAAGTCCTTTAATTAACTGTCTAAGTATGTATTATATACCCAAATCCATTTATTGTCAACCGCAGGCCTTAAGCGGCCTTACGAAAATACTGATAGGGCAAGCCCAAATCATAGCACAGATATTCCCAATCGCCGTTAGCATTGCTAGCATCCATGATCCAGCGCAATGCTGTTTCCCGATCACGGGCACCCATGCAAATTGTATCGGTGACATGTTTCTCAAACTTCTCAATAGCATCGGCCTCAAAAACCTTACGCTGGTTCTCATTGTCAGCAATCACACGACCCAGGTACTCAAACTCCTGCTGGAACTGTTCTGTAGTCCAAGTGCTGGTGTCAATACCACGAGGACGAATACCATGTGCGTCCTTGTACATATCCCAGAAAATAGACTGGGCCTGCTCCAAGTCAGACATTTGTTCCCAAGTAGTGAATTCAGACATATTTTCTCCGTTGATTAACTGTTTAAGTCTCTATTATATACCCAAAACCATTTAATGTCAAGTTTTGGGCATCACATATTCAAACAAAATCCACTTAGCACGATTCAGACATTGACGGGCATCCTCAGCCCGCATATAGTCAACATCACCGTACTCGGTGTTAACCATTTCTTGGGCGTCAGACATTAAACTAGCGACCATCATGGCAGGACCGGAGAATTTGAAAGTGAAACTAGATTCCACAGACTCACGCATACCTGCTACGGTCACACCGTACATACGAACTTCACGCTTTTCCTGCTCTGTCAAACGGTCATAGACTTGGGTCATAACTAGCTCCTTTAATCAATCTAAGCCTCTATTATAGACCCAAAACCATTTAATGTCAACCAAAATTTTAGCTATGGCCGTAAGCAAAAACCCCCAGAATCGGGGGGTTTTCTTATGCTAATTTCCACTTAATCAATTTATAATGGGAAATACTATCCCTATTGCTAAATTTAATTACAGTATCAAGTGTTATCTCGTGAAACTTTCCCTTGTCATAAAAGTAATCCCACAAGTGCATCAATTCATTATTTGAATCAATTTCAATTTTGTAAGGTTTATTTTCTTCGTCCTTCAACCAATACTCTACAAATCTTCTACTTTTGCGTTTTACTGTAAATTTCTTAACTGGATTAAGTGTTTTTATTGTAGATGACGCAATTTGTGATCCTTCAAATCTAGTATCTAGTTCTAAAAACATTTCATCTAATCCAACGTCATATTCATAGAATTCAGGTAAACGATACACCAATGGCATCATTTCTTCTTTAACTACTTTACAATCACCATGAATGAATGTGTTCAAATCTTTTCTATAACTAGTTAGTTGTTGACCCTTTAAGGTAAACATCATAAGTTTCTTACTATAATAGTCACGGATAACATTAGCCTTATCTCTATCTTCCTGAATCATTTCTTTGAATAAAACTTCATCAGTAAGTTTAGTTGGTCTGTTACTAGGATTCATTATGTTACTAATACCATGACTAATTAATGGACGCAATCTATGCCAAGTAACACTCAATGCTAAAATATCTTCTGTGGTTTCAAACACTTCATATTTCTTAACATTTTTATTACCAAAAATATCCCAATCATTGCTCGTACCATTCAATCCACTAAGTGTAATTGATGTTAATGGTTGAATGTTACCTATTGTGATTGTATTGTGACTACCGTTAGCACCGGCAATAACACCAGATGATCTAGGGTTTCTTGCTGCAATTTGTGTTAATATATTTGAATTAGCCAATTGTAATATCTTCCATTCCACTTGTGCGTAAACGCACGATATGACCCATCTGCCACTGTTTAGCTTCTAGGCCCTTCATTATACCAAGCCACCGATTTCTTAGTAATGCTACTTCGTTAATCAATACTTCCATATCAATTACTTCATCTTCACCCTCAGCATACTTTTCAGCATCACGGCTTGTCAATGCTCTATTATACGCTTCTAAATATTTTTGAAAATGAGTTCGGCGAATCTTCTTTAATCTAATATTGAGCAAGTTAAGTACCGCTTCTACTTCTTGTAATTGATTGAATCTATGTTCAGTGACGCCGGGAATAGCAGCAATGTTCTTTTCAACATTGCCGTATACCTTCACTTCTTTTTTGGCATTTTCTAATTCAGATTCAAAGTGCTGAATAAAATCAGGCAATACGCCTAAATTCATTGATACTCTTGTATACCAATTTGACATTTAATCCCATTCGTCTAAATCTTCTTCTTCAAATTCTTCGTAATCATCTTCTTGGAAATGTTCTTCAGCGTAACCTTTTAATGCTTTAGTAATATCTTTGTCCTTAAAGGCATCTTTGATATCATCTATCTCATAGTTATTATCAATTAAAAAATTGACAAGTGTATCTGCCGCGTCATCACGTTCACTCAAATCAATATGTTCACGTAATGCATCCCAAACTTCTGATATAACGTCTAAACTCATTCTGTAACTTCCTCCGAAGGTGTTACATTACTTATCACACTTTTAGTTTTTCCATTATATTCAAGCATAACCTTGTCAAGTATTCCGTCTTTATTGGCTTCCCAACCCTTACGAAACGCTTTAAGAATTTCACCATCTTCAGTTGTAAAAACTAAACTGTTGCCTTCTTTCTTCAATGCGCCTGATTTCTCAAACATATCAGTTAAGCCAGAGTAAGGACTCATGCCTGTTTCGTATGGAATTTTAACTTGAATAGCTTCAAACGGTTTTGCATAACGAGTTTTCATAATCTTACAAGCAGCACGAATACCATTTACTTCAGCAACCTTGTTACCATCTTCATCCTCTTTGAGTTTGAGTTTCTTCATAGCAACTACGATTGAACTTGCGTAAACAAATCCTTGACCACCACTGATTTTATCATCTGGGTCAAACATATCTTGACTTGCGTATGTGTGATTAGTAGCGACCAATCCTACATTGTGACTACCAAACATATTAACACAGTTACGAACAAGTGCTGTTAGTGCTTTAGGTTTACGACCCATGTCACCTTTCATATCACCTGCTTCAAACTGATTAACGTCAGTTGGAGTCAATAGCATACCAAGACTGTCAATGACAAACAATACTTTTGGTTTATCATCTTCTGACATTAGTTTGTATGACTTCATAAATTCTGATATAGTCTTACCCACATCATCAATCATAGCCATGTTTAGTTTAAGCAATTTAGTTTCGCTTGTATCTACACCCAATGCGTGTAGCCATTTTTCATCTAAGGCATTTTCGCTGTCAATTAGAACAACGTAGATTCCTTGTTGTTGTGCGTGTCTAACGAGGTTTCCTGAGCAGATGAATGATTTTCCTGATCCTGACTCTCCGGCAAAGACAGTAACTTTACCAAGAGGAACGCCTTTATTAAAATCCCCACTGATGAGATAATTAAGTCCATAGTTTCCTGTACTGATCCAATCGGTTGGATCGTTATATCCGATGCTAAGTCCCTCAATAGACTTAGTAATTTCTTTTCTAAATTTTGATACGTCAAATGGTTTTGCCATTGATAATCTCTCTTTCTTTGTTATCTGTAAGTTCCGTTATTATAAACGTTGAACGGTTGTTTATCAAGTATATCGGGACATTTTTCAGCAATTGAATCAATCTCCCAATCTTGCGGATAGTGACGTAGTGCGGCTCTTGCGCGGTCTCTGATTAAACTAGGTACACGTGGTGTACGTCCAGGATCACACAACTCCTCTAATAATTTTTTGCCTTGCTTTAAGGCACGATATCTTTCGTCTGGTAATGTCATAGTGTTCTCCTAAGATAGGGGCCGTAGCCCCTATTTAGATTAAGACTTGTTTTGTCTAGCACGAATCATTGCTAGAATGTCCTGTGCTTTATCACTTGAAGGTGCTGCTGTAGGAACTACAATTGGAGCACTTGTGAAAGATGCTTCTGCTGCTGCCACATCATCTTCCCAAGCGGGTAGACTTGCGGGTGCTGCTGGAGCAGTGCGAGTTGGCAAGGGCGCTGCTTCAGTTTGTGAACCAGCTGGAGCATCTAAGCCCCATGGACGATAGTATTGTCCCCAACGTTCGTTGTCGTATGGTTCACCTTCTACACTTGCTTCAAACATTTCTTTCAAAATACGCAATTCAGCTTCGCCTGGCTTCTTAGGCAAGAAGTCAGTTAGATTAAACAATCCATGTGCTTCAATTGCTGCTTGTTCAGCATCAGTTAATGCTGTTTCTCTACGTGCCCAATTACTTGTTGAGTAATCAGCATATCCACCTTTGCTAGATTTCTTAATGTTGAAATCAAGACCACGTGTGTAGTCTGTTGGCAATTCCATAATTTCAGGATCTAGTAATCCACTCTTAACGATTGGGATGATTTGTGGACTGATAACGAATCTACGAATTGGATTCACTGGTGTCTTGTCATCACCAAGTGGGTTTTGACGCACAAAGCCTTGAAAGATATAACTACGCTTCTTCCAATATTTGTTTGCCATTTCTTTCAATGTCTCATCTTTATACCAAGGGCGAACCTCAGCCAAGATAGGACAAGTTGAACCATCGTTATACATTTCAACGCATGGGACTTGAACGACAACCTGTTTCATTTCAGGACGTCCTTTAACTCCGTTGAATGGAAGTTTGATGATTTGTTTTTCTACCCAGAAGAATTCGTTCTTTGTGTCGCCATCGGGCAAGAAACGAATTGCGGCTGTTGTGCCTTCGTCCATATTCCAGTGGGGGTAGATAGAATTATCTGATTGAGTGTTAGAACTCTTTGTTGTTGACTTATTGTCTTGCGCTGCGATACGTGCGCGGATTTCTGCTAATGATGCCATAATAATATTTCCTTATAAATTTGAGATGGTCTCGTTTTTAAATTCGCCGCTTCACCATGAAACGACTAACACGATGAGATAGTATAGCAGTACTTTCTTCTCATGTCAATAGTATTTATGCCTGTTATGGCAAACCTCACCTTTTAAGTGAGGTTTTTGATAAGCAATTTACCCTTATCTTCTGTGATTCATAATCGTTAAGATACGGGCTAATTCATCGGTAGATTCATCAAGTGAACTAGTATCCTTTTCTACATCAGCTAAATGTGCATCAATACCAGCTGTACCTTTTAGTCCCCATTTTTGTGCTGCCTTTTGTGCTGCTTGGTAACTACTATTTGCTTTAACTTCGCACTTACCTTTTTTAGCATGTACGCAAACATATGGGCGTTCTTCTGATTCAGTAACTTCTTCCTTGTCATCTTTTGGAATAGCTTGTTTTGCTAAATGTTTTGCTCTGGAATGTCCGCCGTGTTCAGAACCATCCTTGCCTTTAGTGTCTTTAGATTTTGGTTCTTTCTTTTCACGTTCGGCAGCTTCTTCATCAG